TGAAGTGCAGCGTTTCCTACTGCCACATTATAAGAGCCAGATGACAAACCAGATAATGCGCCTTGACCTAATGCGCTATTTGAAGAACCTGTATTGTTTGCTGTAGTACCTGAGCCTTGCATTGCGCCAGCACCAACAGCAGTATTACTATTTCCAAGCATTGCATAAGCTGCAGCCCAACCAATACCAGTATCATAATTTGATGTTGTTACATTCTGTAATGCTTGAGAGCCTAATGCAGTATTGTATTGACCTGTTGTATTAGCAGTTAAAGAGCTTGCTCCAAAAGCAGCATTGTTTGTAACACTACCACCACCTAAACCAACAGTAAGACCATGAATAGTGGAATCTGAATTAGTAGTTAAGCTAGTCAATGTCATGCTAGCGCCAGCACCAATAATTTGAATTGGCGTAGAGGATGCGTTACCAATCCAGACTTTTTTATCTGTGATATTCCAGCCTGTTTCGCCTTGTGCGAGGCTTGATGGGGAATTACCCGTAGTTACGCTATTTTTTAATTCAATTGTCGTTGCCATGTTTATTCCTAGAAAGAACCACCATTAATTGTTCCGCCACTAATTATACTGCCCGAAATGCTTGTTAGCCACGATGGGCTGGCATAGCTTCCAGTTGTATATACGCCATTTGTTACTGTTCCTGCATTGCCGCTAATTGAGCCAGTAATTGTGCTGGCAAATGTCCAAACACCTGTAGAGCCGTTTACAGTGGCTGAATCACTACCACTATTAACAATAAAATGAATCGCATTAGAGCCATAAGTACCAATTGCAAGGTCTGTAGAAGCAGAAGCTAAATATGTCCATCCTGCGGTGCTAAATCCTGACCCTGTAAATCCTGACGAATTAATACCAAATTCACCAAAATTTGTGGTTGCTGTGGCGGCATCATTTGACACATTAAAGTTAGTAGATGCGGTTGTTCCAGAGTTTTTATTCTGAATAACCATCTGATTATATGTATTCACAGATGATGCAAAAGAAGCAAGGATATTTACATCTGAATATCCAAGCGTTCCATAGCTAAATGCGCCAGCGTTTAATGAGCCAGTTGTTGTTTCATTTGCAACAAATGCGCCAGTAGTTACTGTGCTGGGCAAACTTAGGGTTGTAGCGCCCGATGTAGTTGATGCAGTAATTTGGTTTGTAGTGCCGGAAATACTGGTAATTGTGCCTACATTGATTGAGCCGCCAAGGCTAGTACTTGTGCCATTAATCGTAATTGCGGAATTGGCTAATTGAGCATTGCTAATTGTTCCGCTTAACGAGGTCGTAGGAATGGTTGTAGAAGCAGTTACTGCGCTTGAGCCATTACCGTATAAATATCCTGTTAATCCTGTTGTATATAAAGTTCCCGTAGATACGCTTGTTAGACTAACGGAAGATGTCCAGGCTGGAGCTGCGTAAGAGCCTAAAGTAACTAATAATTGACCGCTTGTTCCTGCTGGCAATAAAGAAGTAGTGCTGTAAGTGGATTGATAAGGAATAGACCCATAAGAACCACCAGCAATGTTTGTAGTCGTTGTTGCAGTTGCAGCATTTCCACCAATAGATAAGCCTGAAACAGTGCCTACATAGTCTGTATATATCCCTTTTGCGGCTGGCATATCGCCCCAAACCGATAATTGGGCTTCTGTAAAGTTGACTAATGACCCTGCATTACTAGACGCTAATACTGTTGTTCGAGCAAGATAACCCACACCACCAGTATAAGAAACAGTACCAACGCCAACTTCCCAATCGCTATAGCCATTTGCGTAAATTCCGTAATAAGTAGTATTGCCATTCCCTATTGCGGAGGCAAACGATTGAAAGCCTGTTACAGCTCCATTTAGCGTTAGAGTGCCAGTACCAGTGGTATTGCTGGTTTCCTGGACTCTATCTTTAATAATTAAGGCCATGTGTTAGCCTTATTGGTTAGCTCGGACAATCGTACCAGAAGAAATGCTGACAACTTGAGTAGCATCAATAGAGGTGTTATTTAGGTTCATATCGCATCCAGTTAATCCTACAGAGCCATCCATGACTACAGTAGTGCCATCTGATTTAGTAATGCGGAAGAACGATGCTGTGCCTGTGGCGACTGCTGTGCCGTTAGTTACTGTTCCCAATGTAAGAGTACCATTAGAATCTGTACCAAAAGAGCCTGATACCACCAATTGCACCAATAAGGTCTGTCCGCTAATTGCTGTATTAGCATTAGCTGGCTGTGAACCAGCGTAGATATTGATGATAGAACCTGTGCCAGCATAGGTAATTAATCCCTGTTGTTGGGCATCACGAGTGCCGTTTGAATACTTTAAGTTTGATGACATTACATAACTCCTTGGATTTTACCGTCTGGGCCACGCACTACTGTTTTGGGGCGATTGTGATTGCTATTAATTGTATCAACTAAAGCCCCGATTTGATTGACCATTTCACGATTGCTATTGGTAATTGCTTGGGCAATAGGGGCTAATGGATGCTCCATAGACTGAGCCATTGCTTCTTCAGTCATGTAAGCTGTTTCGCCATTGTCATCTGCGGCAGAAATGCGAGCTACTTCAATCTTAGCGCCATTGTTAATGTGAGCTAACAACACTTGTGTATTGCGCTCCATATTCATCTTCATCTGAGCTAATTTAGCTTCCATTTCCATCTCAGCTTGGTTACGAGCTGCTTCCAATTGGAATTTAAGCTGGTTTTCTTGGGCTTGATATTGCTGTTTAGCTTTTTCCAGCTCGTTTTCAGCCTGAAGCTTCTGCATTTCAAACTGAGCCTGTGCTTGTAGCTCTTGTTGCTTGGCTTGCATCTTCATTTGCTCTAATTGCATTTCTTGCTGGAGTTTTTGTTGCTCAGGAGTAGGAGGTTTAGGCTGTCCTTCCATTTGCTTGGCTTGCAGACGCAATTTATCGGCTGTTTCGTCAATCAATCCTTCTAATCCTTTGCCAGCTTTGAACGCAGTTGCAGCAAATTTGAGCATTTCCATCAATAATGGTGCTAATTCAGGTGTTTGCGTAGCAGCAGGGACAGCTTGTTGCATAAATCCACCCATTGCTTGCAAGAATTCCATTCTGTCCTGCTTTTCCTGCATTTCATCTTGGAAAATCATCGAGTCAGATGTGACTTCAATGCGGAAATTCTTACTAACTTCGTCTTTTAGCAACTCAATTGCTTGTGGAATCAACGCTTTATCTTCGTCAGACAACTGCATAGCACCGGAAATCTTAACAATCGTATCTTCGGTGAAATGTTTGCAGATAATCTGCGACTTAATAGCAAGCAGCGAGGTAGCGAAATCGACAACAGCGTGTTGCATAGTTTTGAGGCGACCTGCTGCATTGTTTGATTTGATGACTTGAGCGCCAAGCGTTTCATTGGGGTCAGTTTGACCACGCTGAATGTCAGCAATTCCCATCAATTCATAGATTTGACCTTTAACATTGTCCATTGCTTGATAACACTGTGCTAAAGCGGCAGCAAATGGAGCAATATCCACCAAGTCAATAGCGCCACGCATCCCTTGTTTTTCAGCAAATGCTTGCCAATTCTTGATTGGAATCAATACATTAGACTCATTGCCTTCAGAGAATAGACGCTGTAATTCAGATGCAGATGCGTCATATACACCACGCACTTTTAATGCACCAATAAGACCATCAATGCGGTCACAGAGGTCATCTAGCTCACGAGCTTGGTCTTGGTAGATAGTAAAGTCAGGAATTGGCTCTAAGCTGTCTGTAGTCAATGTAGCGTACAAAGGCTTTGGACAAGGCCAAAAGTTCTCAAGCTCTAATGGGTCATCACGCTCATCAAGAATCTTGCCTAAAGACTTAGAAATCCACAGCACTTTGCCTGTTTCTTTGTCCCAAATCTCATAAATCATTGCCTGATACGCTTCGTCATCATTTTTGGTGTATGACTTGCCAGTTTGTTCTGGCTTTGTATCTAAAGGAATCTGCCAGCCAAGTTCTTCACCGAAACGCTCGACCAATGCGGTACGGTTTAAATAGACTTTACGCCATACAGCGGTTACTTCTTCCCATGTTCTAGCCACAGTATGACCAAAATCACGCCAATGAACATAATCAACTGGACAGCACTCGTATTCAATTTCCTCTTGAACTTCGCCTGGCTCATTGTCTTCATTTTCGGGCATTTCCCCTTCCATTGAAGCGCCTACATCGCCTTGACCTTCTACATAAGCAGGGTCATAGACTTGGCCTTCATCAATGGTAGAAGTAAGCTCAAATCCATCTTCAGGTTCTTTTTCTTTGGCAGCCATGAAATGTGGCTCATAGCGAACCCATGCAGTACCACGCCCACCAAGTAAGCGGTCAGTAACGCAGTTGACCATTGCTGCTTTATAGTCACCATAATGCTCAATTTCAAACTCTAATGCTCTTTCAAGCATCATTGATGCTACACGCCCAATTGGGTCGTTATCTCTAAATCTACGGCTTACATCTGGTCTTGGGAGGCGAGCAAATATTGCTGGTGTAATGGTTTGTACATTTGACCAAAGAATATTAAAGCGAGCATTTGGGTTTGTTTTGTTGCGAGAGTCGTCTTTATATTTCTTTAGAATCTTGTCAACACGAGCTTCCCAGAGCTTAAAACTGCGCTCATAGGACATGATGCGGTCATACCAATCCGAGTAGGTATGCGCTACTTCGCCTCTTAATTCAGACATAGAAAGCCTTATGAGAAGTTGCCGATTACTATTGCGCTAACGCCAGCGCCTGTTGTTACTTTCCAAGCACCATTTAATGACTGAGCTTCTAAGGTAAGGGAATACACGCCTACAGGTGTAGTAGCTGGCACTAATGTGTATGCTGTGCTTCCATCTGTAATTGTCAATGTGCTTGTAGCGGATGTCGAAACAGTGGCTACAACTCGTACCAATGTGTCACCAATTGCGCCATTATTGCCCATTACTTGAGCAGTTGTTGATGGGGCTACATATTCGTATGTTGTGCCGAATGGTTGTTGTACGCCTGACATTTAAATTCTCCTATTATTGGGCTGATTCTTAATTGCCCACATTTCGTTCAATGTTACATCTGTTTCACCTACAAACAAGCCTTTAATCGGCTCGTCTTTGGTCAAAATCTTTTCTTCACTTCTCCAGGCCACCGCAGCCATTCGATATGCGTCAGCAGCATGAGATGTCCAATCATGCCTAGGCTTGTCTCGAAAGACTTTTCTATCATCGTCATACTCTCTTTGATACTGTCTAAGACTTTCGATTCCATCATTACACCTTTCTGCATCAAACCAAGACCTCATCAATGCCATGCGACTTGCTTGAATTCCGTCTTGAAGTGACAAATTTGGCACTATTTTCATAGATTCTAACGGAATTTTAGCAGAAAGTTGCTCAATTATTGATTTTCCTCCAGATGCTAGAGTTTTTGCACGAGCATCATGTGGAAGATAATGGATGCCATATTCATAACCAAATTCAGATTGCTTAGCTTGAATCAATCCGGTGTAAAAAGATACAGGCTGTCCATTGCTTCCATGATAATCAAGAAAGCGCAACTCGCCTCTGACAACTTGCCACCACCAAATACTTGTGTCATCACTGTACCCCAAGTCCCAGCTAGTATTAACCCTATACATTGGGTCATATTCCACTTTGGTTACTCTGCCAAGGTCTGTAAGCTGACGCATCTCTTTACCATAGTACGCACCAATAATGGCTGATTCAAAATCGCACTCAAACTCTTGAAGATATTGGTCTTGGCTCATCATCTTGGCCGCATCATCCAATTCTTCTTGGGCGAGAAGCCCAGTCTGACTAGCTCTTAATGTCTTTGCATACCATTTAGGGTCGTTTAAAGCGTTGTTATAGACTTCCCAGAATCCATTGTGACCTTTAGGTGTACCAATGAATACAGCCCATCCTAGTCGGTCAGCCAATAAAGGTCGGATAATCTCACCCCATATACGAGGGCGCATATCAGCATACTCATCAAGAACAATGCCATCCAAATATAAGCCCCGTAAAGCGTCAGGATTATCTGCACCAAAGAGCCTGATTCTAGCTCCATTGATGAGTTCGACCCACAATTCTGATTGGTTTGCTTTGGCAAGAACTGGCTGACTAAACCTAAGAAGATAATCCCAAGCAATGTTTTTAGCTTGACTATAGTAAGGGGCAACATACGCATATCGACCATCCTCTTTGCCTTCGATGATTGCTTTGTATATCAAATCGTTAATACAAGATACTGTTTTACCACAGCGTCTATGCGCTACGATGACAGCCCAGCGTTGTTGTCTATCGTGGAAGTCTTCAAATACAGCTCTAGGCTTGTATTCAAGCTGTATCTCTATTTCTTCCAAGAGATAACCATCCTTTGAGGTGCTTTCTCATCTCCAACGACTTCAGTACGAGCTAATTTTGGTACTGCGTATTCAACCATGTTTTGAACAATGTCACAGGCTTTTCCAGGGTTGGGTAGAACAATGTACTTTCCAGTCTCATCATCCATAATGCCATCAGCGGTGTTTTGAAGCCATGTTTGCAAATAGGGTAGGTTAGCATCAAGCAAAGCTTTAACAGCCTCACGAGCTTCTTTAGTAGCTTTATTGGGCGTTCCTTTAGGCCTTCCAGCTCTATTAAGGTTAGCTTCTACAGATTTCGATACTTTATTAGTCATATAAACTCAAGTGGTTGATTTATAAGGCTTTATTGTAATTCAAAATTTAGAACGGGTCTTTTACAACTTTACTCATTTCTTTGGCAAGGATTTCTCTGCGCTTATTGCGTTTAGCTTGGTTCTTTTCAAGCGTTGATTCTTTATGCTCTCGCAATAAAGCATCTTTTTGCTTGTATTCGTGTTTCATGTGTTTCATTTGTTGAACTTTTCTAATTCCATTGCCAATCGTGCTCTGCGACCTTCTTTGCCTTTTGCTTTGGCGGCTTTTTCTAGCTTCTCTTTAGGAATCTTATCGCCTTCTTTAACACCTAGTTCTTTTTTTAATGCGCCTGGATGCTTAACTGCGCTTTTAATCCAATTAGCCATATTATGCTTTCATGTGTTTTTTGAGGGACATTTCAAGCACATCTCTGCGCTTTTTCTTTGTTTTGCCAGCTTCAGACATGGCAATTGCTACCGCTTGGTCTTCTGGTTTACCTGCTTTGCGCTCAATAGCAATGTTTTCACTAATGGCTTTTTGTGATTTACCTTTAACTAGCGGCATATTCATTCTCC